AAGTCGTCAGTAAGGAACAGAAGATCTTCATCAGTTAACTCGTCAAGAATAGAAGAGAAATCTACTTCTTCGCACTTAGCATCATCCTTCTCTTTGGATTTTTTCCCCATGGCCTTTTTAATGGCACGGTCTTTGACACCTGCATACTCGTCAGTTTCGTCTTCGACAGTTCCATCACCATCATAATCTTTAGACTTTTTGCCAGACTTCTTGGGATACTTATGCTCGTGATCTTCACCAGCTTTATCACACTTTTCCTCTTCATTAAGGAATCCAATGTTTTTTAGAATTTCTTCCATGCCGGAAAGTTTAGAACTTTCCACAGCGTACTTGTCGTTTAACATAATAGTTGTTCCTTGCTAATAAGATTTATCTTCTTTTATTATTTATTGATTTAAGTTTTTTGTTCAAGTCATAAAAATTAGTAACTGATTGACCTGGTGTTAAAGATTGAACATAAGATCTATATCTATCAGTTCCAACTTCAAGTTGGGTTGAAGGATCTTCTCCCTCAACAAGATCCTTTAACCAGCCTCTATATTGAACATCATTTTCATCAACATAAAGAACATAGTTAGTTCCTCTATTTACTACCTTGCCAGTAATACCAGTATTTAAATTTTCTACTACTGATCCAAGTTGAAATATGTTCCCTTGATAATAATTCTCTCTTAGATTTACATAATCTAATTTAGGAGCAATCTGCCACAACTCAACCTTAGGTGACATAGAACTAACACCCATAGACTTTCTCAACTTATTCATCAGGTTCATCGCCTGTTTATCATTTAATGATTTGGGAACACCAGATCTAAATGATTTGAAATCATTTTGAGATGCAGCAGCTCTCATCTTAGAAGCAGACATACCTTCTACGCTTTCAGCATCAGGATCTCGAACCAGCAGAGAGAACGTTGATAGTATTAAAAGTATAGATAGATCCATTGTACTTGTTTGCAAGTTCTTCAAATTCAGAAACTCTATCACCACCCACTACAATAGTAACATCTGTAAATCCTTCCTCGCCACAAGACTTAAGAACATCAATAATCGTTCTCATATTCTCATCATTAATAATGTTGTCCTTATACTCAGGAAACATTTTCTTCATAACAGAAATTTTTTCTGTTGGTGTAAGAGGATTTTTGTTCTTATCTTGACTTCTACTTGGATAGATTCTAAACTCTCCACCTTTAGCCATTGAAGCGACAGACTGAATTAGTTTTTCGTGGCCAATTGTAGGTGGATTAAATCTACCAAATGTAACAGTTACACCTGCAGGTTGATCAACACCAGGCATTTCAGCATTTGGTTCTAGTTCCTGTTGAGGAGTTGCAGATGCAGTCTTTCCTTTAGTTGGTGTTTCATCTGTACCCTTAGTTGACTGTGCCTGTTGAGGTGCATCCTTTGGTTTTACCTTCTCTAACTTCTTTCCACCGAGAGATCTGTGAGTAATTTCACCACTTTTATTGGCATACATCCCTCTACCTACATGCTTGAGACCTAGTTTCCTAGCCTCTTCACCAGCGGCAGTTACTTCTGTAATAAACTGTCTATACGTCTTCATTGATTATTTGTATTTCCCATTTAAATATTTATCATCACTCTAACTTCCAATATGAGGAAGATAGTTTAGATTTAGAATTTGCGTACAAATATAAGTCTTCACAGACTTGTTTCTTTTTCTCTGCATTAGTAATTCCTTCAATAGTTTTTATTAATTTAATACCATGTGACTTTGAATATAACCAACCATCAAACTCACCACCTTTAGTAGAATTTATCTGAAACTGAGCAAATTTAGCATCATCAAAATTGGGAGATCTTTTCTTAAGTTCTGCAACTACATCATTTAAAAGCTTTGTTTTCTTAGTTGCGTTCTTAATATCCGCAGCAATATTAGTTGGGATTTGATCTATACCATGTAGTTTTAAAAGAAGATTGATCGGACCTAATGAAATCTTTCCTTGATTGGCTTTAGATCCCTTAACCTCACCTTGCCATCCAGTCAAAGATTTACCACCAAATCCTCTAAATTGAATCTTAGTTCCATCAGTAAAATGAAGATACATGTCTTTACTCATTGGATTCATTTCAAATTTGTCAAATTCTTTTTCAACAGAATTTTTTTTATCAAAGTTTATAATATTAAGACTTGCAGTTCTTGACATTTTCTTTAAAGAAACTCCAAACATTACTGGATTTGAAGGATTAATTCTTTCATTCATACATTGATTCAAACCTTGGATGCTTCTTTCATCCTCTAAACATTTAGAATTATATCCTGGTGTAGTTACATATATGTCAGCAGGAGACCATTTATTGATGTCCATTCTAACGCCTTCAATTCCTTTAATTCTTTTGAATTGATTTTCAATATGATCTACAGTCTTAGATCCTCTATGAAATACTATTCCATTTTTAAGACCTTTGAACTGATCCCACAATTTATTAGCTCCAAGAACAGATGACTCAATCCAATCATCTGGTAATTGATTTAATATCACATCTATCTTTTCATCTACATCAAATTTATTTTTAAATCTTTCTACATTATCTGGAGTTATATCAGAATGTGTTATATGTCTACCTAGTCCAAAAGCAACTGCTGCATAAACTGCTTGAGCAGATTCTGCCATTTTTGTTACTGCAGCACCAGCGCCTGATCCCCCGCCGCCTTTCTTTGGTTTGAAAATTATCTTCAGATAAGAAGATGTAGATTCATTAATTTTCAAACCTTCAAAATTAGATTCGCTGAATTTTTCTACATCGGCTTTAATATTAGACTTCTTAAGTTCAGTTTTAATTTCTTCTCTAGCTTCAGAACGTTCTTTAGTGTAAACCAAAAGAGTAGTAACTCTGGCGCCTGCCTTTTTTACTTCTACTTCATAGTCCTGAAGAACTTTATTTAATGCAAGTAGTGTTTCTGAAATGGTAGTCATAAGAAAAAAACCTCTTTCCTTTAGTATTTAGGAAAGAGGTTTTTATTTTCTATTTATCAGAGATCGTTAGGAGCTCGATACTCAGACTTAAGATAGTCAAATGTACCTTCAGGATAACGTTTCAGAAGTTTGAAAGTATTACCAATCAATACATCTTGAACACGAACATCCAGAGCTTTGCAAGCTTGAACAACATACCACATGATGTCACCAAGTTCAATCACAAGATGTTCTTTATTAGCATCATTCCATGGTTTGTTTTGGAATAGAACTTTTTTGACAATCTCTTGAAACTCTCCAGCCTCTGCTGACAGACCAATAGCAGCAGTAGTAAGACGATTGACATTGCAACCTTGTTCGTTTAGTTCAGTCAAACGAGAAGTATATGCATTATAGTTTTTTGTAGGTTCACTAGTCATCACCTCCACAAACTCAGTATACTTATCCCAATCAACTTCCAGAGGAACTGCATCTTCTTTTTCTTTCTGTTTTTTTGCATTAACTGCTTCTTCAACATTTTTAGGAGCGAAACCTTTAGACATAATTTTACCTCAATAGTTCAGTGTTTGGAAATTTTTAAGTTTGTTATTTTTGGAGAGTTCCTCCATGTCGTAATCATCTTGACCAGAATCTACGATTCCAGATTGTGCAGATTGTTCTATATCATACAACCTCATCTTTGCCCTGTCAATACCTAATAAGAATCTCTTATTCATCGTAGGATCATTATAACGATTCTTCAATTGTTTAACCATGATCTGATTTAAATTTTCTAATTCTTCGGTACTAATAAGAGCAAACATAAAATCGGCAGTAGCAGGAAGACCAAAGGATTCAGAAGTATCAGTAAGGTCAACATCAGAGTTACCATAACCACTCCGAGTAGTTTGAGTAGCAGACACGACGGGGACGTTGTGTTCAACAGCGAGTCCTCTAAGTTCCTCAGCAATTGCCTTAACATAAGTGTAAGAGTTTACGATAGACCCTTTGTATCTAGCAGATGCACAAATGTTTAGATAATCAATAAAGATAATATTAGGGAAGAAAGATTTCTTTAATGCAAGATCGTTAAGTAAAGACTTGAAATGTCCAACATGAGCAGAAGCAGTAGGATACTCTTTGATGATAAGTTTACCATTAGTCTTCTGCGATAACAAATTGATTTTATTCTCATAAATTTGTTTTGGTAAACGTTCGATATCTTGAACACTTACATTCAAGAGATTTGCGTCAATTCGTTCAGCAATTTTCTCTTCTGCCATCTCCATTGTAATATAGAGAACGTTCCGTCCTTGGAGCAACACGGAGCTAGCAAGGTGGCACATGAATAAAGACTTGCCGACACCTGTACCAGCCAGCGCGATATTAAGAGTCTTGTTAGGTAAACCACCTTTGGTGATTTTATTAAAGTATTCAAGATCAAACTCGACTTTTTCCTCCGTCCTATGATAAAATTCATACCGTTCAAGATAATTATTTAAATAATCATGACCAATGTTTTGGTCAAAAGAAACTGAGAGAGCGGTAGAAAGTATGGATGGAATAGCATCAGGAGTTCTTTTGGAATCCTGTCCATCTGCAATCTTAATACTTTCAAGAAGTGCATTGTAGATAGCTCTATCTTTACACCACTTTTCTGTAGTGTCCACAATCCACTTTTCATCAACAGTTTCTACATCAAGTTCTAGGAACTGTTTGATCTTTTTAACATCATCGTCTCCGATGTTTTGAATATTGTCTACCTCAATTTCCAGTGCAGAATTTGTAGGTAGTTTATTGTATTTTGTGTAGAATTCATAGATTATAGTGAACAACAATTTATTGTATTGTTGTTCAAAGTATTCAGGCTTAATGAAAGGAATAGACTTTTTAGTATAATCCTCATTATTAATTAAATTCTGTAGTACTAGAGATTCAATTCCGTTCATCTGTAATGCAAATAACTTCCAACAATGTACTTGTCTTTACCCGAGGGCATCATACCACAATGAGGGAATAACCACAAGGGGGGAAAGACTAAACAACTTCCGGCTTTTGGATGAACACTAAAGTCAAGTTTTGGAAAATATGTCTCACCGCCATATTCTAAATCATTTAGATAAAAGAAAAATACTAAAAATCTTTTAGCAGAAAGATAATCCTGAACATCTACATGTTCTCTAAATTCATCTTCCTGTATATAAGAATATTTTTTCATCCTAAAGTGTTCAAATGAATATTCTTCTGGAAACTCTTTCCAAATGTTAAGTTCATGTTTATACTTATTTAAACATGAAACAGATTTTTGAATTAAAGTTTGATGTAAATCATATCCAAACTTTATTTGATGAGAGGTAATATTTAATTGAGTAAACTGAGGACTCTTACTATTCTCATACCTTTCATGGAGGTTTTGATTTTTTTCAAATGAATCTATTAATTCATCACAAATGTTCTTTGGTAAAACATTGTCATAGACTTTCACATAATCAAGCAAGTTCTTCATTTTCTACAATCCTCCATCCTGAAGTGTCTATACCACCATGTTCTTTCATGACTTCTAGTATTTCATATACTCTACCCTTGATATGAAAAAGTTTAATATCACCTTCTTCATCATAGACAGTTACTTTTTTATAAAAATCTTTTAAAGCTATTTCATTTAATTGATTTTGTCCAGCCTGTTCTAATGGATTTATATCATCCATACTTAAACTCCTTTTCAGCAATTTCATCAAGAGCTTGCATCACTTCTGAAGTAAAATATTCTTCTGGATTTGCAAGAATCTGTTTTGCATAGATCTTCTTACCATCCATCTCATAGCGTCCTGCTACATTCTTCCAGAGTCCACCAGCCTCACCAAGATCCAAAAGACCATAGTAACGGTCAAGGCCGCGCTCATCATAATACAAACGGATTTCAACATCTTTGTTCTCCTTACTTAAACGCGACTTAACAGCCTTTGCTTTGATAATATTTCCAACGACTTCTGTTCCATCCTTCTCTTTTTTCTTGCTGAGATATATGATAGTAGAAGCGGCGTACTTAAGGCCGCTACCACCACCCATCTCTTTAGTAGGAACATAAGCGCCGATGACATCATAGGTATGATTGGTTACTATCATTGGAATGTTTGCTTGTCCCAACTTCAAAGTTAACATTCTAAAAGCACCCTTGACCAGTTGAGATTTGGTCATGTCACGAACTTGTTTATCGTTCAGTGCATCAGTAATTTCCTTTTCTGTGGAAAGCATACCCAGAGAGTCTAACACAAACATACAAGGTTTGCGTTCTCCTTCAGGTTTTTTTAAGTAAATATCCACTGCCTTGAGTGCCTTGCTACGGAATTCTTCAATAGTTACAACATTCACAACAACCAAACGACTCAGATCAATACCACGACTTTCTAGGAGGGACTTAGTAACTGCAGCTTCAGTATCAAAATATAAACAGTACCCATCGAGATGAGTATCAAGAAAATTTTTAACGACAGCAAGAGAGAAGAAAGTTTTTCCAGTAGAAGACTCACCAGCAATAGCAGTAATCTTATTCCCAGATACACCACCAAATATGCTACCTGAAACCAGTGCATTAAAAATGTACGAACCTGTGTCAACATACTTTTCAGTTTCATCAATGTCTGCAGCAAGTTGTGTGTACTCACCACCAATCTCTTTTACAATATCTTTAAGAAAATCCATAATAATCTTACGCAAATAAAAATTCTAAACTTCCAGTCTTTTCAGTTTTCCATCCAATAGTATTTAGAATGATCTTCAGAGGTTCAATAAATGATTTCTCAAATTGAAGATCATAATCAATATGTTTAGTAATGTTCAATTCTACTGGAAAAGTTTGGAGAAATGAAATTACGTTTTCGCCAATGATGTTTGGTGTTTTAAGATAAATGTATTTGATCTTTTCACCCTCTTGAACAATTGGATATTTGTGAGTTAATTTGTTCTGTCGAATAAAGTGATTATACAACAGAGTTCCCCTCACATGCATAGGAGTACCTTTACCATATATTGTAACTGGAGATTTGAATTTTTGCAAGCCATTTACACTCCTAGGAAAAGAAATTTCCTCTGGAGGTAAACTCTTAAATTCAGATCTGAAGTCATCAATAAACTTGATGAGGTCATCTTCAGTTTTTGTGAGAATGATCTTGATAGCTTCTTTAATTTTCTGTCTGCAAGGAGCAGGAGTAGATGATTTAACGGCTTCAATACCCATCATCTTCATCTTAGGTTCTGTATAACGAACCCCTTCACTATCCCAGACGTTTAGAATATAACGTTTCTTTGCAGTCCAGATACCTTTGTCTGCAATGTTCTCACGTTTCATAAACATTTTCTGATCATATGCGTTCACATAGTCAGCCAGTTCTTTGTAACAACTTTCAATATAAGGCTCAAGTTCCACTTGACACAACTTGTCAAGGAACGAAACAATTTTCTCATTAGTCGTCTCTCTTCCCTTGTATACAGATTCAACCAAACTACCCAAATTGAGGTAAATAGAATCAGTATCAACAGCAATAACATAATCTTCACCCTTTGTTTTAAGTACTTTATTTAGATACTCATTCATCTTACCTTCAATCCAACGAATAGAAAGTTGACCAGAAAGAGTAATCGCCTCTGCATTTTCGATTCGGAAGTAACGGAAATATTCATTACCAATCGCACCATAAGCAGAGTTCAAAGAAATCTTTTTCGCCATCTGAATGTTGTTGCAACGAGCAATCTCTTTCTCCAACTCTTTAGTAGGAGTCTTTTCATACTGTTGTTTTGCAGCAATCATTTTCTTTTTGAAGATGACACGATCATTGTACATCTTTTCCATCAATCTAGGTAGAAATCCCTGTTGATGAGTATCATACATCGCACCATTAGGACATACAGTTGTTACTTCTAGATTAGAAAGATCAGCTGCACGATTGAGAATCTTGTCAACAGAAACTGTAGGATGTTTCTCTTTCAAAAGGGTCTCGGGTGAAATGTTATACTGCATAATTAGGTGAGGATATAGACTGTTAAGGTCAAAGTTAACAACCCAGTTATACATTCCAGGAATAGGTTCCTTCACATAGGCACCAGCGTACTGAGAATCCTTCTTGAATCCTTTCTTAGGAGGAATAGCGATCTTTTTCTTCTTAAGATCATTAAAGATAATGTTATCCCACATGCGAACCTGATAATGAATATCATTGTAGTTCACTTTTGCGTCATAGGCCATAGTGAGGGCAAGTTCGATGAGTTTCATCTTATCCTCAAAACGGTCTACAAGTTCCACGTCCTTGATGTTATATTCTACAAACTTCTGCCAATCTGAAGTATAGAAATCTTTGAAGTTCTCATACTCAGAGTGATCGAGTTTTTTCTCACCAAGTTCTACAGAGGCAATATAATCAAGTCGATATGATTCCTGGTTTGTATAAGTAAATCTCTTATACAAATCCATATAATCAACCACAGACATTCCCATGATGTCATAAGTGTAATTAACTCGACCTTGGATATTGATCTCTTTTTTATCTACAGCTTTCCAGGGAGAAAGAGATTTGAGTTCATCATCACCAAGAACTCTAGAAATACGACCACAGATATATGGAATATCATAGAAAGCAACGTTCCATCCAGTAATAATATCTGGATAGTTATTAGACCAATATGCAATGAAAGCCCTGAGAAGGTGTGATTCATCCCTGCAGAGCATATAGTTTACATCTTTCCTAGTATTCTGAAAAGGATTAACTCCCCATACAGTAATCTTACGAGTGTTAAATTCTTTAACTGTAATACAAAGAATCTCTTCGTTATGATCTCTCACGTTAGGAAATCCATTTTCGCAAGCGACCTCAATATCCAAAGTGATGAGGTTAATTTGATTAATATCAAACTTGATCTCATCCTCTGGAAATTTATCTACAATATACTGGTAGAGAAATCTAGTGTTGCCATAGATATCAAAGTTATCTACATTTTCATACTTTTTAATAAAGTCTCTTGCTTCACGAACAGTATCAAACTTAATTGGTTCTACTGACTCACCTTCTAGAGTTGTATATTTTGTTTTCTTATTACTTTTAACAAATAGAGTAGGGGAAAGTTTATCTCTAGTGATTACTTTTTTCCCATTTTCATATCCACAATACAGAATAGTGTTACCAAAGAGTTGTACGTCAGTGTAGAATTTCATCAAATATACTTTTTATAAAGTTCAATAGTTTTTTCATCTGGTTCAAAAATAGTTAAGAACTCAGCACTAGAAAGAAGACAATCTTTTTCTTTTGAATACAAAGGGAATGGTTCCAGTTGACTCCCATCGATTATTTTAAAACAATTTGAAAGATAACAAGATGGTTCCTCATCCAATTCTTCATACTTTGCAATCAAATAAGTTTCATTTCTAAGTAGAAATACTGCAAGATCATTGACCTCCATCGGACAGCTCCTTCAATAATTGTAAATACTTTTCTCTAATTTCAGCGTAAGGTTCATATGCTGTAATTACCCAATCGTAATGAACAAATAATGCCTTGTCAGAACTCAAAGGACACCATGGATAAAATTGCAATCGAACTTTTTCAATAGCAAATGGTTTTGAAGGAAGACCAGATCCAAGAGACTCATAATCAAGAATCAATTCACCTTCTCCAGTTTCTCTTACTTTATCATCAACATTAACTTCTTCTTCACCAAAATCATAATCATCATCATCCAAATAATGAGTGACTACATATGGATCATTAAAAAGAAACGCTACAAGTTGTTCCTTATCATTGTAAGTTTCTTTAATATCTGCAATGACATCATCTCCAGATTTTAATCTTGCAACTTTTATAGTCATACAATTACCTCATTTGATCTCAGTATACCACAAAAAAAGGGGGGTGTCAACTGGATTTTGCCAGTCACCCCCTTAGCGCCGACGATATTTGGGTTGCCCCACGTCTATTTATCCTTCAGTAAGAAGCTCTTGTTTGCCAGCACTGATATTGTATGTAGTTCGTTTTTGGTGCTCGGGAATAATTTTCTCTAGTGAAATAGATAACAAACCATTTACAAAAGTTACAGAGGATACTCGGACATCTTCTCCAAGTTGCCATGTTCTTGTAAATGATCTGTTGGAGAGACCTTTGTGCATATACTTCCTATCAGGATCTCGTTTCTCAACTTTAGAGGCAACTCTGAGAATGTTCTGTTCAGTAGAGACTTCGATCTCTTCTGGTGAAAATCCAGCCAAAGCGACTTCGACTTCGTAATTAGATTCATCGTGTTTGATAAGATTGTAGGGTGGGTAATTGATATTGTGTCCAGACATAGCATCTAGTCTATGGAAAACATCATCCAGACCTACATTGAATGGCGTATAAACGTCCCAAGAATTTAGTCTTGTTGTCATTGATTTGCTCCTTAGTAAGCGAGTGTTTAATAGAGACCCTTTCGGCATCTCTCATTATTATATATCCAATTACATTAAAAAAGGGAGTGTAGAACTCCCTACTTATACTATTCGGTTTCTGCGACTCTCTTTTTACCAATGTTATATTTGGCTTCGAGTGTCCATTCATTCTTTTCTGAGTACCCTAAAACTTTAATTTGACTCAAAGGAGCAACATCTTGAATCTGTTCTGAATCTGCAACTTCTACTAGATCCCAGTCACAAATTAATTGAACAATTCTATTTCTACGTTGAACATCATTTACAGTTAGATTGGCTCTCTTACCATCTAGAGCAAATAGTTCCTTAAAGTGAACGATATAATATTTACCTTGCTTATGAAGAATATGGCAGGACTGATACAGTTTTTTTTCTTTACGAGAAGCAACACCAATCCTAGTCAAAGTTTCTCTCACCTTGAGGAAATCATCAGGTTCTCTAAGTTTAATCTCCACCATTTTATCTGGAGACCACTTAAATTCAACTTCATTAATAGCGTTCATTTTTTCCACCTTTCCTTAATTTTGATTTGATAATTGTTAATTGTTCATCAGTCAAAACTTTCAGAGCTATCCTCGCTTTCTCATTACTATAACCATAGTATGATTTCACTAACTCCAAATCACTGATTTGTTCTTTTTTTAACCAGGGAGAGAATCTCTTTTTCGGTCTGATAATATTTATAAAAAAATCATATTGAAGTTTCTTGTCTATATGATGTGACATGTTCATTTCATTGGCATACATTAGAGTATCAATGAATCCAGATAGACATCTGTTTATAATATAGGGTGGATATTGAGATTCGGTATCGGGTTCTTGATCAATAATATTTGATTTTTCGTGGTTGATAGTATTCAACCAGTCTTTTAATTCTATCTTCATCGTATAATGTCAATCTCCATATCTTTGTTCCAAAGTTCTAATTCAGTTCTCAATCTATCTTCTGACTTCAAAGATTCGTATCGAGTAGAAGCTTTATTCTTCCACCATCTGATTAAATTCTCCATATAAAACTTATCGTAGTTCTGAGGATTCTTAATTAGAATATCCGTCTTTCCGTTTATAACTTCCCTTACGTTGGAAAAACCGTAGTCAGACATGTAGAACCTCTTCTGTTCCGTCAGATTCAACGCCTGTCTCAAAGTATCTTTGAAGACCGTAAGTTGTTGGTTATCTGCATCTTTAAGGGACGCTTTGATGATGGAAATCATCTTTTGTTGCGTCTTTAACTTCCTACTAGAAGCATTTTCCTTTACAAGACCTTTCTTTCCATTACGATCCTTGAACCAGGACTCCAGTTCAGAAAACACAGAGTCATGCAGGAGAGGAATAAAATTACTATCGGTCAGACCCTTAAACCTCAGATATGGTTTCAAACCATCGTACTGAGAGGAAGACTTTGTACTACCATACAGAGAGGTGGTTTCAAAAAGACAAATGTTAGCATCATACTTCTTATTCAGAGTCTCCCTGGCCTTATGAGAACAACAGAGAAGAGCCAGCAACTTACCACCAAGATAGTTGTAACCGAATGGTTGAGTAGGAACAATAATGAATCCCATGATCACATTCTTATTGAATCTAGAAAGATCAGGAACCTGACCTAGGAATTCATTTCTAGGTTTAGAATTGATTACTGGTGAACCAAATCGAATGAAACCAACAATTTTATTGGTGTTCTTTTCTTTTACAATCCACTTGAGAGTTTTGCCTGGGATAGAGTCTTCAATTGCATGAGAAGTAGTGATCTCTAAGTAATTATTGAAGACATTATTATCCATCTCATAGACTTCAAAATCCATATCTTGAGGATGCATATCAAAAGAACTGAACATTTCATCTTCTGGACCATAACCAGGAAGAGAAGATGGGAACTTTTTCATCCTATCAAGTTTTATGGCTCTGAGATACTCATCAATCCTATGAATATTAGAAAAGTAATCTATAAATTTATTAGATGCATACACTGCATCCTGTGCATCTAGAATCATTTAAACTCACACTCCAACATAATTTCAGTGAGACATGATAACAGATTAATTTCTTGATCTGCAACAAATGCAGCCTGATATTGATATTTAGAGATGATGAGTACACAGTTGGCAATGGAAGGAGGTTTCATGTAGTCATAAAGACTGTCATAGATAACCCTGAAGATAGAGGAAGGATCATTATCCAAGTGAGATACAACCCACTTACGAACTTCAGTAAACTGTTTATCTTTCAAACTCTTCATCAGATCCTTCAGATTTACATTACCAATATCACCGAGCAATCCAACATCAATGGATCCATTATTAGAGTAACTTTGAAGTTCATTCAAAACCCTACGCCAATCTGGAAAATACTTATTGATTACTTCTGCAACAACCTTTGGATCATATTGAACGTTCTCTGCCTCAAGAATAGTCCTGACACGGTTGAAGAATTGTGCTGCAAGTACAGATCGATCTTTCTTTTTGATTGAGAAGTCGATAACGGCACATCTGCTATGAAGGGGTTCGATGATTTTGTTTTTGTAGTTACAAGTGAAGATGAATCGACAGTTGTTACTAAACTCCTCAATAGACGCCCGTAGGAGGAGTTGTACATCATTGGTTGTGTTATCCGCTTCATCAATGATGATGACTTTGTGTTTAGAAGACCCCGTAAGTGATCGGGTCGAAGCGAAGTTTTTCGCATGGTTTCGGACAGTATCGAGGAATCTACCTTCGTCGGATCCATTAATGACATAATAATCAGCTCCTATTTCTTTACATAATGCTTTAGCTACCGTAGTCTTTCCAATACCAGGAGGACCAGACAGAAGAAGATTGGGAATCTCTCCTTTTTTTACAAACTGAATGAGAGATTCTTTCATCTTGTCATTCAAAATACAATCCTCCACGACAGAAGGACGATATTTTTCTACCCACAAAAACTGATCGTTCATATTTTACCTCCACATAATAAAAAAATAAATTATCAACCAAGGGTTGAATCTGGTTCCAGAGCAATAAAATATTCTAAATCACCATTAACACTAGTAAAGAGAGCAACACTCTTACAAGATTTCACATTGTAATTACCAGGAAGAAGTTTCATATTTTCAACCTTAAAATAGAATGAGAACACTTTATCAGTCTCACCCATTTCCATAGAAAAATTGTTTGAAGTATCATTCTTCTTATCCTTCACTACCATCCTCATGGATTTACCATCACCAACAAGGCATAGATCAGGTACATTGTGAATACGAGAAGCTTTGAATAAAGTATCTAGATCAGAATCGCTGATAGTAAACTCTACATCAACAGAAGGAATTTGAATCTTTTTCTCTGGAGCAGTAGTAATTACCGAAGGATCTGCATAAAAGAATTGCGTAGAAGTCTTCGTACCTTTATCTGTAATCACCATAAAGTCTTGATTAGAGAAATCAAACTCAGGAGATCTAAACAAAGTAAAAGTAGAAATAAATTCTGGAAGATCATAAATGCAGATCTTAGAATCAAAAGTCTCTTTTACCTTTGCAGTTGCCAAAATATTTTTAGTAACTGCAAGAGTAGCAAGTTCGTTACCAGGATTGATAACAATGGATTTGTTAATCTGAGAAAAGTTCTTCAGAATGTTAACAGTATCATTTGAAATGTTCATATATTACCTCAGATTTTAAATTCTTTGAGTCCGTTGTCAGTACGAGAATAGTGACGATCAAAATGCAACAGAAGCATTGCATAGTGAATCACCTTAAGAAGGTCACGCTTATTGTGGCCATCTTTATC